AGGTCATCGTTTGACTGCTCGCCGGAATCAATGCGGTCACGGACAGCACGAACAACAGAAGCATGGAGTTCTTCAAGCTCTTGATTAAGGTCAGGCACTCATCACCAGTGCAGAGGTCTTGCCCCAGTATGAATCAAAATAATGATTTCGTTATACTTCGTAAGTAACTGCGGGATCGTCATGGTCACCGTTGATAGATCACTTCCAACCAGACGCATCAGAAGAGAGCTGATCCTGTCAGGAGCTGACCCCTATCTTGTTGCCGCTGCTGCATTGGATGCGTGTGATCGGTTGCAAGCAGAACTCAAGGAATACCGGAAGCTTTATTCCTAATTGCTTAGACCGCCAAAAATTAGAACTCTCTGCTTTTTAGCTGCTTATTAAGAAGCAGATTCGGCAGTCAGTAAAAAAACAACCCAGTAGTGCAAAGGACTTTAAGTGTCCTTTTTGCTGTGGCCAGCCATTTAGTTCGACTTGCAAGGGTGCAGACCAACCATGGAATCTAAGGTTTCAGCGAATGGATAACTGCTTTTATTTGTTCTGCACAGGTGCTTTGCTTTAGATGCCGCAAGCAGCTAAAAAGCAGTGCTCTCTGATAAAAAGCAGCCAGACCAAAACACGATTGACCTACAAACCAAGAGGGAACAGAGAGAGGCTAAACGCGCACAAGAGCGGGCAAAGAACCAGCACGCTGATCTAAGGGCAAAAGAGCGTGAGAGCAAAACCAGCTACGGCTATGCACTGTTCAGTAACTACGCAGAACTGCTGAGCCATGGGGTCAACCTCTTCCTTGCTCGCAAGCTGCATGACCCATCTTCTGCTGGGCGACACCACAGCTGCTGGGAATTTCTTCTGCACTTCTGCAATGGTGGTCCGCGTTCAATTGCGGTGGTGGCATTAACGCCGATCATTGATCGGATCAGTGTTGTCCAGGAAAAGAAAAAGCTCGGTTCAATTATTGGTCGTGCATTTCAGGACGAGCTGAACGGCACTGTTGTCCATGAAGCCAAGGGCGCAACGTTGCTTGCCCTGGTCAAAAAGAAGTACGGGCGTAAGACCGTTTCCGCTGAAGTAATGCGGAAGCTAAAAGCAAACCCTGTCAGTTGGACAACAGAGGAAAAGCGTGAGCTGGGTTGTTTGATGATTGACCTCATCATTAGCTCGACGCATCTCATTGAAGAGAAGCAGCAAGGAACAAAGCTGCTGATTCATCCGACTGAATGCGTCAAAGAACTAATACGCAGCGAGCCCCCAAGGGCAATGTCAATTCGACGCTTGCCGTCGTTAGTGCCGCTTGAGCCGTGGACAGATGTTGTCCGTAATGGCAGGCCATTAGTCAGCAGCCGCAGGCCGATGGATCTAAGCCATATCCATGGTGGGTCTGTTGCAACTCAGATCGGGCTGGTCAATTGCCTCGAAGACCAAGAGATGGTCATTGATCAGTGGATTATTGGTGTTCAACGTGCTGCGTGGGATGCAGGATTGCCTGTCTTCCCCGTCAGTCGTGAGCCAGACCCAAGGCAAGTCCGTTCACCTGAAGATGACCGTAGGCGTGCGCGGATTGAAGAATCAATCAGGCAAGGCGAAGAAGTAGCAGGTCGTCCTATCTGGCTTGAACACGATCTGGATTGGCGCGGCCGGATCTATGTCAGCTCTCGTATTGCTGGCCACCAAGGGCCGGACCATCAAAAAGCAATGGTCAACTTTGGCCGTGGCGAGGTCATGGATGAAGCTGCGTTTGAGCATTTGCTTCAGGCCGCGGCCGGTCACTTTGGATTGAGCAAGAGCAGCTGGGCAGAACGTTTGGCGTGGGGTCAGGCCAATACCTGGCGAATGACGGCAATAGCGACCGATCCGCTGGACAGGATTGACCTATGGAAAGAAGCGGCAGACCCATGGCAGTTCCTGCAGCTGGCTAAGGCCGTTCATCAATGGCTGATGGATCCCAGCAAGAAGGTGCATGTTCCGGTTCGTTTTGATCAGACCTGTAGCGGCATGGGAATCATCGGGGCATTGACCCGTGACGAAGAGCTATGCCGTCTGACAAATGGAATAGGCGATAGCCGGCAGGACTTGTATCGCGCAGTCGCAGAAGACCTGCAGTGGCTGCTGACAAATGACTTACAAGGCTTTGATTTTGCAAGCCAGCGCATGGCTGAGATGTGGCTTGGCCTTGGCATTACGAGGGAGGTTTGTAAGGGGCCGACCATGACAACGATCTATGGCGCAAGGCATTTCGGGATTGTCGAGCAACTGACTGCATGGCTAATGAAAGAGAAGGGGATTGTTCCTCTCGACCAATGGGAACGTGAATTCACCTGGCCTGCGCAATACCTGGCCCGCAAACTCAATATCGTCATTGCTAATCGGCTTAAGAGCTGTGTAGCGCTGGATGCCTGGCTGCGTGGCGTGTCGAAAGCGTGCATGAAGCGACAGCAGCGAATCAAGTTCTATACGCCGATGGGTTTCCCCTTAGCTCTTGGCAGCGAGCTGGAGGCGAAGCAGAAGATCGCAACGGTGATCAATGGCACCAGGCGCTGGAAGACGACAGAACACATCACTATTCCTGGCGAACTGAGTGCCCGTGCAACAAACCGGGGCATAACGGCCAACGTGATCCACGGCTTTGATGCTTCGTTCTGTCATGCAGTGGTGGAGAGGATGGCGGGACGGCAGCTGCACGTCATTACGAACCACGATTGTTTCGCAACTCTGCCGTCAAGAGCAGGCAGATTGCATGAGCAATTGCTGGAAGAGATGAACCGGCATTACAGCCTTGATTGGTTGACCGAAATGCGGTCTGAGATTGGCGCTAACGCAGGGATAGACATACCTGAACCTCCAATTGTCGGCACTCTTGCCGTACATGAATTAGGCCAGAATCCTTACTGCTTCAGTTAATCTTAGTTTGGACTCACTAGGAATCTTGACGCAGGCGCCCTAGGGCCGCATACTCTATTTGCACACCACAAGTGGAGAGCAAATGCCCAAGGCATGGCGATCTGAATTCATCTTTACGCCCCCCATGGAAGCCATGTGGGCGAAGGTCTTAGGCAAGGCGCGTACCCGAGAAGAGGGCGACAACCCAACGTGGTCAATTGACCTTGTTGGCGCACCGGAAGACAAGGAAGTCGCGGCACTACAGCAGCGGATCCGTGGCTTCATGATCGAGGCGCATGGCAGCAAGCCAAACGTCAGCCGTCATGGCGTTCCCCTTAAAAGGCAGGAAGCCAAAGACGAAAACGGTGAGATGTCACCGACTGGTTTGTTGGTGATCAAGGCAAAGCGAATTGAGCAACGCCGTGGTTCGGATGTTGTTCTTGAGCCGCCTTTGGTTGTTGACTCACAAAACAAGAAATGGCCAGCTACTGAGCTGATTGGCAACGGTTCGATCGTCAGGGCCAAGATTCATTTCTGGGCATGGAACCGCGGCAGCGAAGGTGTCGGCTTATCGACAGAGCTGCACGCCATTCAGGTCATTAAGCACCTGCCTTACGAATCCGCTGGCTCGACAGAAGCTGGCTTTGATGTTGTCCCTGGCGGCGCAAGCGCACCGGATACAGCAGAAGACCCATTTGCTGAACAGCTACGCAACAAGGCTCAGGAAGTTGATGAAGAGCTTCCTTTCTGATGGGAAGAATGCAGCAGGCGCGGATCGTGTTGCACGTTCCGTTGATGAGCAAAGCAAGGCCTCGTTCCTTTCGCGGCCAAACGACTCCTTACATGCCCGCTGCATATAAGAAGTGGAAAAAAGACGTTCGTTCGCAGCTTGCTGAGTGGTGGACACAACCACCACTCGAGCTTGTCAACGTCGTGTCAATGAAATTTTCGGGGCCGGCCAGGGCTGATCTCGACAATTTGATGGGCGCAATTCTTGACTGCGGCAACGATTTGGTCTGGGTGGATGACCGCGTGTCTGTAATCAGCAGGCTGATTGGTCACCACCAAAGGGCAAAAGAAAAAGACGCCCAAATCGAACTAAAACTTTGGTATCTGCCATGAAGTGTCCGCATTGTGGCTCTACTAAAACGCGAGTTTTAGATACAAGAGTCGATACAAGAACTCGTCAGTGCGGCAATTGCGCACAACGATTCCAGACCATTGAAGTGCTCACTGTCTATGCAGGGCGCGACCGCGGCTGGATCAATGACGAGCCCGCATCATCTGAGGCCGCATCAAATCAACGGCCATCCAAGTTCGACAAGTTCCATCCGGCACAAGTTGACGATGAGCTGCAAGGGGCTGCCCCTGAACTAGCTGACGCTTTGGTTCTTTGGTGGAACGAATCGCGCTGGTCAAAGCACAAGAGAAATGCCACTTGGACGCGGCGTGCATGGTTGTCAAACGTGAATCGCGTTTTGGCGATGCACCCTGATCGTGCGTTGCAGCTTGCTCAGGCTGGCATCGAGAAAGGTTGGCAAAGCTTGCAAGACGACTATCTGCCAGCGCAAGAGCTGCCGGCGTCTGTCTTGGTTCCAAAGAACACCGCAATGCAAAAAGCGATTGAGCAATGGAATCTTTAACCCCTGAAACCTTTCTTGCTGCCATTGAGATGTTGCAGCAACAGTTGCGAATCAAGCGCGATGACCATTGGTCTCCTGCTGTTTGCAAGTTGAAGTACGGCAGCTTTCGCTCTGAGTTTCCTGAAGTAAACGACGCGCAGTTCTTCTGGTGTTGCGAGCAATGGATCCAGAACTACAGCAGCAGAGACTTCGCCAAATTTCCGACGTGGGGGCAGCTGATGGTGTCTCTCTACGCAAATGAAAACGGCAGGGCTAACCGCAGCTGGGGATTTAAGCGTGAGTTGCCGCAGATGGTCGCCCCAAGTTCTGAGCAAGTCGCAATGCTTCCAGGCAGGGCCAAGTCAATTGCGGCTGCAGCTGATCCACAAAATGCAGCGGCTTATGTGCCGTTTGAGGCAACGAGTTTCCCTGCGCTGCCACAGGCAACTTCCTGCGCTGGCGATGAGCTGAGCACTGAAGAGTGGGCGGCCTACCTACGTGAGCTTGCGCGGGAGGTGGATGGAAAAACTAATTGACGCGACTGATCTGCAGAAAATTCTTGAGCGCGGCCTGGTGACAGGCAAGTGGTCAATTCAGCAGTTCAACGGACGCGATTACAAGTCCGAGCAGCTGCCATCAGTAGCAAAGCAGTCGGTTCTTCCGAGCGCTGGTTTCTTACGAGACCACCCTCAATTCCTTGACATGAAATTCCGTGACCTCGATGCCTACTCCGAACTCCAACACCGCTCAGCGTTCTGAACCCAAAGACAGCGGCCCGCTTGATGTTGACCGGGCTGCGATTAAAGATCTTTTGATCATGGCCTATGGCGAATACGAAAAAGCTTTTAAGCGTGATCAAAAGACTGATGCCTTGTGGTGGGACGGTGCAATTCGCATGGCCCATTGGATCCTTGAAATGGATAACGAATGAGCTATCTCCTTTACGACCTTGAGTTCTATGCCTACCGTTTTGCCTCAGGCGCTCTTGTTGACCTCGACTGGGGCGACGGCGATTGGACTGTTGTTTGTCGCCACCAAGATGCGCTGGTTTCGTTCATCGATCACGCCCAGGACTTGCTCAATGAGTTCGAGGGCTTTGACTTGTTCCTCGTTCGTGGAGATAGACGAAACTATCGCTATGACATCTGGCCGGCCTACAAGGCGAATCGAAAGGACCGCCGACGACCTCCTGGTTATGGCGCGTTCCTTAAGAGTCTGAGCGAAGTAGCCAAATCTCGCGGCTGGCTGACAGGCGGTTTTAAAAACGTCGAGGGCGATGACGTCTTAGGAATTATTGCTGAGCCAGATGACGTGATTGTTTCTGGCGATAAGGACATGCTCACGCTGCCAGGCAAGCACTGGCGTGATGGTGAGCTGATTGAAGTCAGCCGCTGGGACGCTGATGTTGCTTTCTATAAGCAAACATTGGTCGGTGATACCAGCGATAACTACCCAGGTTGTCCTGGAATTGGCGACAAAAACAAGCTTTTTAAAAGCAAAGAGTGGCTGTCGTCAACAACCGAAAAAGAGTTGTGGGCTTGCGTTTTGGGCCAGTATTTAAAGGCTGGCTTTGATGAGAGCTATGCAATTACGCAGGCCAGATGTGCACGCATCTTGCGTCGTGATGAATTTGATCATTCCCTAGGTACTCCTCACCTGTGGGAACCACCGGTAACCTAGGAGAAGTTCACCTTACGCATGGACTATTTCCCTCCGATTGACGAACGTCTGATTGCTGCATTGGGAACCAAGTTTCCTGATCAGTCACCTGACATTTCAATGTCGGAGAAAGAGGTCTGGTTTGCCGCTGGTCGAGCTGATGTTGTCCGTTGGCTGGCTCTCAAACTTGAAGAGCAACAGCAACAAAACCTGGAGGGTCTCTGAAATGTGCATGGGTGGCGGCGGCGGCGGTTCGCCGGCTGTAATCACGATGCCTGACACCGGTGCATACGACCGGCAGTTTCAGGATGCAAAGGAATTGATTCTGCTTCAGCAAGAGGGTGCGCAGAACAATCTGCAAGCCACGCTTGACAGCACATTGCGCGATCAAACCTCGCTGTTGTCAGATCTAAAAGAGCTGAAGACAACAAGAGCAGAAGAAGCTGCATCTGTTGAAGCTGAGGCCGTCAGGCTTTCAAACCTGATTGGCACTCCCCCTCCAGAGGCGGCTGCGCAAGCAGTTGTTGTCGGCGATGCCAACAGAGCTGTCAAAGAGGCAGCTGCCGAGGGCGAGGTCTACAAGCCGGAAAAGAAAGGCAAAAACGCCCTTCGGATTCCAAGGGCCACTTCGCCAACTACATCCAGTGCTGGCACTGGTTACAACCTCAACATCACTTGAACCATGTGTTTCGGAAGTACACCATCTCCACAAGCTCCTCAGATTGTCTATCAAGGCCCATCTGATGAAGACATAAGGCGACAAGAGGAGAGCCTTAATACATATCGCACACAAGTCGAAGAAACAAACGCTGCATTGGCCGATACATTGAACGAACAGATTGCTGCTGCTAACGAACAGACAGCCAGCATTCAGGCGCAGCTAGACGCTGAGATTGCAGCAGCTCAAGGCGAAACAGGTGCGGCTGAATCTGCAGCTGCAGCTGCTGTAGCCGAGCAGCAAGCGGCTGAATCTGATGTCCTAGCAGCAACAGAAGAGGCCGTAAAGGCAGGAAACTCATTCACTCCAGTTGGCGCTTATGGCGTCACGGTGACTGAAACTGAGCCGGTGGCGGCACAAACCACCACGTCAACCAAGAAGAAGAAAACGACTGACAGCACGCTGAAGATCAACACCGGTGGCGCCGCTGCATCCCCCGGCAGTGGCCTCAACATTGGTCTTTAGTCATGGCACTTACTGCACGGTGGACTGGATCTAAGTGGAAGTACAGCGGAAGCATTGACGTTCCACAGATGGTGTCGGGTTACGACGACACCAACGAATCGACCTACTCCCATAAAAATCCTGCGTATGCGCCTGCGCTGAAGAAAGCGCAGAAAAAAGCTCGCAACGCTTATACGGATGATCTTCAAGACGAGTCAGACGCTATTGCTCGTCAATACAGAAGACTTGGCAGACAGCAAAAGGGAGAGCGAGATGAGTTAGAGGCGTTGGCGGCTGAGTCGCTTGCTGCCGCTAATTCGCAAGCCGAGGCGTTGACGGCGCAGCACGATCAAAGAATTGCAGGGATGCGTGCTGCAAGGGATCAATCCACTGCAGCTGCGATGGCGGCGACTAACGCCGCTAATGCAGCGACCGGTCGGGCACAAGTTTTAAGAGCTGAGGCTGTTGAAACAGGCAAAAGAGTTAGGGCGACAGGCCAAGCGGTTTCGTCTTCGCTAAGCGTTTTATCGGGAAGGCAAGGCAAGCAAGGTAAAACCGCTGTTCAGTCCAGGCGCGGCAAAAAAGGTCGCGGGGCTGCAACAACGATGTCTTCGCTTGCGATCGGTTCAACAGGCCGTTCAGCCGGCTCAGGTTCCAACCTCAGTATTTAGTCATGAAAACTGCTCAGTCCATCTACGAAAGCCTGCAGACCGAGCGGAACTATTGGCTTGATCGGGGGCGTCGTTCTGCAAGTTTGACCGTTCCTTATTTGATCCCGCGATCAAATCAGCAGACGATGGACAACACGGACGCTTATACGTTGCCGTGGAACGGGATTGGGCAGCGCGGTACGAACAACTTGAGCGCAAAGATGCTCATGGCGATTCTTCCGCCGACAGAAGCATTTTTCCGGTTCACGCTTGATCCGGTGGAGATGGAGAAGCAAGAGGCCGCTATGGCTGAATCAGGCGCAACGCCCGAGGAGATTGCTTCAGCTAAGTCAGAGATCGAGCTAACGCTGAACAAGCTTGAGCTGTCAATTCTTCGCAGCATCGAGACCAGCAATGACCGCGTGGTGGTGCATGAGGCGATCATGCACTTGGTCGTATCCGGCAACGTACTGATGTATGTCGGCGATGACGGCCTGCGTTGTTATCACTTAAATCGCTATGTCTTGCTGCGAGATCCTGTTGGCGAGCCGTTAGTTGCGGTGACGATGGAAACAATGGCCATCGATCAGCTGCCGGCCAGCATTCGGGATGAGCTTGATAAGGACGACGAGTATTCAGATGTGATGGACACCCAGGAGCCTCTGACGGCCGATGGGAAGCGCATGACCGTTGATGTTTATACATGCGTCAAGTGGACAAGCGATCAGGTCGAGTGGTGGCAAGAGATCAATAACAAAGAGGTTGAAGGCACGCGTGGCACGGCTTCTAAAGAGATCTCGCCATGGTTGCCGCTTCGCATGAATCGAATCGATTCGAGCAGTTACGGCCCTGGATATATCGAGTCAGCGTGTATCGCTGATCTTCAAACTGCTGAAGCTTTGTCGCAGGCAGTGACTGAATGTGCTCTCGTCAGTGCACAAGTGAAGCACCTTGTGAAGCCATCAGGTGTCACGAATGCAAAAGGTCTGGCTGAAAGCCCGAACGGTTCGTACCTGCCAGGAAATCCAGATGACGTCTATACGGTGAGAACTGACAAGGGTTCAGATATTAACGTTGCATTTACGGCGCTACAAAGGATCGAACAGCGCTTAGCTGCGTCATTTATGTTGGCTGAGATGCGTGATGCAGAAAGGGTTACAGCGGAAGAAGTTCGTATTCAGGCACTGCAGACGGAGACATCCCTCGGGAATGTCTACGCAATTTTGACTGTTGAATTCCAGGCTCCTTACATCAGAAGAAAGCTTGAGTTGTATATGCGTCAGGGCGGTATGCCGCGCTTGCCAAAAGATTTAGTCAAGCCGATGGTGAGTGTTGGATTATCAGGAGTCGGCCGCGGCAATGATCTTGAGAAGACAGCAAGGTTTATTCAGATCTTGCAGCAAGCCCTTGGCCCTGAGGGGATGGCTAAGTACGTCAACAACCCTGAGCTAATTAAGAGGTTGAGTTCAAGTATGGGAATTTCGCCAATTGGACTTGTCAAATCTGAACAACAGCTTGCTGCAGAAATGCAGCAGGCTCAGGAAGCCGCAATGCAACAGCAGATGATGGCCAATCCTGAAAAGCTTGCGTCGGCTGCACAGACCGCGCAAGAAATGAACACACCACAAGAGCAACAACCAAATGGCTGATTTAGCACCACAAGCGGCCGTACCGGTCGTCACTGATCCTCAATTTGAGGGCGCTGAGGGATTAGTCGCCCCTGGCCAGGAAGATCTAGTAAACGAATTTCTTGGTCAAGAAGCACCAGCCGAGGAGTCCGCTGAGCAACTAATTGGCGGCAAGTTCAAAACTGAGCAAGACCTTCTGCAGGCTTACCAGGAACTTGAGAAACGAATGGGCCAGGGCAGCAACGAGCCCCAGCAGCAGCAGCAAGAGCAAGCGCAGGCTTATACGGCTGAGCAGGCTGCTGAGTTCTACGGCGAGGAAATCACTGAAGCCGTAAACGGCGCAGGTATGAACCTGGCTGATCTGATGTGGAAGGCCGATAACGGTCAAGACATCAGTGCTCACTACGAGGGCTTGGCCAAAGCGATTGGCGTGCCGAAAGCTGTTGTTGAAAACTATGTGTCGCGTGCGCAGGCGCCTGCTGGTGGTGAGCCTGCTGGTTTGTCTGGTGCTGACGAGGCACAACTCATGGAATCAGTTGGTGGCGCCGAAGCATTTGCCGGGTTGAGTAGCTGGGCAAAAGAGAACTTGGAACAAGGTGAGCTGGCTGATTACAACGCTGTTGTCGATAGCGGCAACAAAGATGCAATCCGCTGGGCTTTGAAAGCGTTGCAATCCAAGTCCGCTGGCGGTCAAGCAACTGAGCCGCGTTTAATTCGTGGCCAGGCTCCTGTCGCTGAACCTCGCAAATTCAACAGCAGGTCAGAAGTAATGGAAGCGATGAACAAGCGTGATTCACGCGGCCGAAAGTTGTATGAAGTTGACACTGAGTATCAGCGCAAGTTTGCGGAGCTACTCAATAACAGCGATGTGTTCTAACTTTGGGGCAGGGATACTCTGCACCACTGCAACTGATCGGCCCCTGCGGGGACAACCGTGATGATTGAAAGGCTGCGAACCCTACGCAAAACACAACTTTCAAACTCATGGCTGACGCTGATCTCAAACGAGTAGGTCAAATTAAGGGCACCGGTGGCGCTTGGGCCGCTGGTGCTAATCAACAGGATGGCTACAAAGCACTGTTCCTCAAGTTAGGCAGTGCTGAAGTTCTTTCTGCTTTTGAAGAGTATTGCGTCTTCAAAGGAAAAACTAAGGAAAGAAACATTAGGGGAGGCAAATCTATAGCCTTTCCAATAACAGGCAAGCAGCAGGCTGCATATCATCAACCTGGAACTGAGATCAATGGTTCAACCAACGATCCTTCTGATCTGAACGAGCGCATCTTGACGCTCGACAGTTTGATGATTGCCGACGCTGCGATTGCAGAGGTCGATGAGCTTATGGCCTACTGGCCAGCACGCCAGGAGATCACCCGTGAATTGGGGCGTGCTCTTGCCTATGAGTACGACAAGCGCGTAGCCCGTATCATTTATGCGGCTGCAACTGACACGACTGAGCCTCTCGCAAAGACCGAGAATGCTGGTCGTATCGGCGCTACCGTCACACTTGGTACTGACTACACCGGTGCCAGCTCTACTCGACAAGAGAAGGGTGATGCTTTGGTAAATGCCATCTTTGATGCACGCATTGCCATGGAACGTAAGGACGTTCCAACTGACAATCTTTATGCCGTATTTGGCCCTGAAGATTATTACGCAATCACGATGTCGTCGCGTGCTATTAACACCGACTTCAATGGTGGCGGTGGATCTAACGGCACTATTGCTGCTGGCAGAACACTGGAAGTTGCGGGCATTCCTCTGTACTCAAGCAACCATGTAACCCAGCCGGACTACAGCCTGGTTGCTGGTGACAACAACGCTGAGTACGCCCAAAACCTCAGCAAGTGCAAAGGCCTTGTATTCCACCGCGATTGCTGTGGTGTTCTGACACTGCTGTCACCTGCACTGCAGGTAACTGGTGGTGACTGGAACGTTTCTCACCAGTCCACATTGATGGTTGCTCGCCAATCCATCGGTATGGGCGTGTTGCGTTCTGAATGTGCTGTTGACATTTCTGTCGCGGCATAACGGCGCTATACCCTGAGGGGGAGCGAGAGGGTCAGGCCGCATAGGTCTGGCCCTTTTTTTTGACCTCTAATACCATGTACTCATCACTTGTGATGACCAGACATGGGTGTCGCCGAACAAAAAACACCAGGGCGCACCACCCTCTTGGCTGCCGTCAACACATTGCTCATGAATATCGGCGAGCAGCCGGTGGACTCTTTGGAGGATGAGCAGATCCAAGATGCGCGTATTGCTCAGCAAACGCTGCTCGAATTTCACAAAGATGGCCAGACCCGTGGGTGGTCTTGGAACACCGAATACCAATACCCCTTTGACATTGACACGGTTAGTGGGGAGATCGTGGTCCCAGAGTCAGCAATGACCTGGCTTGTTAATCCGTACAAGTACAACGGTCGTTTCGTTCTTCGCGGGAACAAGGTCTACGACAAGTTGAATCGCACCTTCAAGATTGCCTCGACTGATGCACCAATCAATGCAGATGTGATCTGGTTGCTGTCTTGGGATGAATCACCTGAGGCTTACAACCGCTGGTCAACGATTAGAGCCGCCCGAGTCTTTGCCACTCGAATGCTGGGTAGCGATTCGCTGGCTAACTACACAGCAATTGACGAGGCCGCGGCCAAGTCTGAGTTAATGCAAGTTGAGTTGACTCAATCACAGCCGAACTCTTTGACCGGTGGCCCTGGTATGGGGCCGATGCCTACTTACAGCCCAGAGCTTGGGCTTCGCCGCGGTGTGTATGGAGGCGTAGTCATTGGCTAATCTCGCCAGCTACACAATCCCCAATCTGATCCAGGGGGTTTCACAACAACCGGACTCTCAGCGAGACCCAACGCAGGGTGCCATCCAGATCAATGGGATGTCATCGATTGCAGAGGGCTTGCGGAAGCGTGATCACACCAGAACGCTGGCGAAAGTCAGCGACACCAGCTTTGGCGATGCGTTTGTTCATTCAA